CTTTTCTCGTACATCTTCTTTGAAGAGGTACTCTTCGTCTCTCATATAAACCTCCCCGGGCAAGCCCCAGACCTCCCGTATCGCGTTTTAGCTCAGGGGCCCTTAGATTTACCCTCTGAAAACTTTGGACGCGATACGGGCCATTCTGGAGTCCTTTTAGTCAGCCCTCTCCATAGCGACCTCGCAGATACCGCAAATGAGGCTGAGGTCGGCGGTCGTCTTAACTTCCTGCCCGCAGACCGGGCAAACGTAGCGGTGAGGCTTTTCGCGTTCGGCCTTCGCTTTCTCCTCAGGCATAACGCGGGCGAACGGGACCTCAAGTACAAAGCCGTTATCCTCGAGGGTCTTCTTGAAGGCCTCGGTCGGATTTGTGTGGGAGAAGCCCACGGTACGGTCGTATCCGATTTCAAGGTCTCTTGCCTCAGCCTCAGCCTTGAAGGTCTTGTTGTGGTAGCGGCCCTTCTGGCAAGTGTCCTGAATCTCATTCACGAGGCAGTAAAGATGGACCATCTCATGGCACATCATCGCAGCCGTATTAGCAGACGGACGATTGAGGAACTCGGCGCCGATGTTGATTTCGTACTGGCCGTCGTTCTCGCTCTTCCAAATCTTCTTAGTAGAGCAGTGGCCGTAAGCCTTAGGGGTAGACTGAACGGTGATGACCGGTTTCGGCAGCGCGTTGTCGAAGTAGACGCGATTCAGAATGTCGAACAGGCTCTCGAGCTTAGTCACGACGTCCGACATTTTCATGGGCTCGTCGTGGTTGACTTCTGGCTCAGCGGTCTCGCTGACCTCAGCCGCAGGCTCTTCGTAGAGCTTCCAGCGACGGTCATAGCTTGCAGCAGCCATGATACTCGGCTCAGCGTTAGGCTCGTCCACGGGGACGGAGTGAATCTTGCGATTCTCCTCGTCAATGCTCACGACCAGACGGACCTCGTTGGTCTCCTTGTTGATAATCTTCTTGTTAGCGATAATGCTCATGTCTTTCATTATGTTTGCCTCCTTTGTAATTCCCAGTGTTTTCCAACTGACAATTATATTTTACCGTGTTCAGTAGAAAAAGGGAGCGCGCAAAACTGCCGGGATTCTGCGAACTTTTCGTTGCAGTTCTACCGCTTTTGGTAAGAAGCTGCCTCCACGGTGTTCTTGAGCAGCATGGCGACGGTCATCGGGCCCACGCCGCCGGGTACCGGAGTAATCGCTGACGCCTTTGCCGCGACCTCCTCAAAAGCAACGTCCCCACAGAGCTTACCGTTCTCGTCCCGGTTAATTCCGACATCGATAACGACCGCCCCCGGCTTAACCATGTCTGCGGTAATAAAGCGAGGCTTACCGACTGCCGAGATAAGTACATCGGCCTGACGAGTATAGCTCGCGAGGTCCTTCGTCTTAGAGTGGCATACGGTAACGGTGGCGTTCGCATGCAGAAGCATAAGGGCAAGTGGCTTGCCTACGATATTGCTGCGCCCGATAATGACGCAGTGCTTCCCGCTTACGTCTCCCAGCAAATGGAGGATTCCGGCCGGAGTGCAGGTCCTGAGACCAGCCTCTCCGGTCAAGAGCTTTCCAATATTATAGGGGTGGAAGCAATCCACGTCTTTCTCCGGCGGTATTGCGCCGAGTACCTTCTTCTCGTCAATGTGTTCCGGGAGAGGAAGCTGAACGAGAATACCGTCCGCCCACGCGCTGAGCTCTGCGATAGACGCGATGACCTCTTTGGTCGACGCCGTAGCCGGCAACCTGCGAGAGCAAGACCGAATACCGACCTCGGCGCAAGCGCGTTCCTTGTTGCGGACATAAACCGAGGAAGCGGGGTCGTCGCCGACCATAATAACGGCGAGCTTTGCGTCAGAGCCTTGCAAAGAAGCCTTCACCTGAGCGGCGATAGCTTTTCCGTCAATAATCATTCGCTTTCCTCCTCAAAAACATCAAGAGGAATGGCGATTTCATCCTCTTCGGTATCATCTACCGCAGCATAGCCAATGCCTTCACATGCGGTAACTAACTGAGCGCAGTCTAAATCTTCACCGACCACCTCGATAAAGCTGTCTCGGTCGATTTCAGTAACCTTAAAATATCGAGCCATTATTCTTCCTCCTTATCCGGTTTTGTCAGGTCCTCAGGCTGGCAGTCGAGAGCCTGCGCGAGCTTGAGAGCCGTTTTGAGCGTGATATTCTCAGGCTTGATGATACCAACCTCAAGGTCACGGATTTTCTGATAGCGGATTCCGCTGACTTTTGCCAGCTCGGTGCGGCTGTAGCCTTTCGCAAGCCGCAAATCTTTAAGTCCCAAAGTGTCATTCTCCTTTTACCGCGGGGCACAAGGCTCCGCGGATTCATAGATTGATGATTGGATATAGAAGCCGAAGCAAACGCCGCTGGTGTAGCTGGCGCTGTAACTGCTCGCGTCGCCGTTGCTGTACACATGGCAGAAGCTGTTGGAGCTGCTCCCATTAGGAGAACGCTCCCACCACCAGTGCGCATCTCCGTCTTCGTCGACCTTGATACGGTTGCGGCGGTCCTTGAAGTACTCGAACTGGAAGCCGCGGTCAGGGTCATTCTCGGTCCAGTCATGTTCACCGAAGACCTCCATCTCGGAGAAGAGCCAGAGCTTGTCCTCCTCTTCGCCGAACTTGCGGGGCTTGATAGCTGCGATAAGCGCGTCAGGGAGCAGCGCGATAACTTCCTCGTTGAGGTAGCGACGCATATCGCAGGCAAGCCAGCCGCCTTCGTTGGTCCACTCCTTATTCATGCGGTGGTAGCCGAGCAGATTCTTCAGCCCGATAACGCCGTCGTCCATGACGACGAACACAACCTCGCGGCCGTCCTTGAGAGTCTCGACGATTTCATCGCCGACCTTGAGTGTACCCGGATTTGCCCAGTTAAAGGCGCGGGTTTCTTTCGTTGTAATAGTTGCCATAATAAAAACCTCCTGAAAAATATATTTGCTTATAAGAGCGTTCCGCCCTTGAGAAGCCTTCTGATAGTCCACACATCGGAGCAGTACATCGGCGTAAACCAGTAGCTCTCCAATGAGTCATCCGAGCACATAGGCTCGGTAAGCGAGTTACCCACTTTGATATAGCCGGCGACGCCGAGAAGCGAGAGCTGGATATAACACATATAGGCTACGGTATAGTCAACGTCCTGCGCAGTCACGAGAATATGATTCTGCCAGTTCAGACCCGCCTTGCTTATCCGCTTAGCTGCGGCGTGAACACCGGCAATCAAAGTAGCGCCGGCACCGCAAGCGCAGTCGTTAATTGAGATATAGCCTTTCGCCTCGATAGTCGGCAGCACGTTGTCACAAGTCATTTCTGCCATCATTCGGCAAACATCGTAGGGCGTAAAGAACTGCCCGCCAGAGTCATTGCCGAGGTTAAGCGCCATAAAGATACTTCCGAGGAAGTCCTGCTCCGGATTCTTCTCGAGAGCAAGGACCACTTCCGCAGCGAGCTGAGTAAAAATCTCTTGCTCCTTCTTGTTGTACTTCTGAATCCGCTTGAGGTAGAGCTCCTCACGCTTTTCAAAGTGAGACTTGTCGACTGCGTTCGAGATAGCACAAGCGTACATCGTAACGAAGTCCTGCCAGACCTCCCACGGAGTCCAGCGGTATGTAAGCTCTCGGAAGAGCTTTACAAAAGGTTGGTCGTCGGTCTTTCCGACTCTTTTTGCCATCGAATTTCCTCCTTTAATAAAGTAGTGTGCTAAAGCAATCGGCCCGAAAGAAACGCCCTTGCGGGCGAATCTTTCTCAGACGATATTGACCTCGTAAATGAGGTAGTCGGCGAAGTCTGCCGTGCGGTAAAGGTACGGCGAGATTTGCTGCGGACGGTCGGAACGGCTCTCGACAAAGGCCTGCGCCTTTTCTAAAGTCGAGTAGCCCTCCTGACTGACTTTCCCGAGGCTTGCTTCGGGAATCACTTGAACGATGTAAACTTTCATGTTATTGCCTCCTTGTTTTTAATGTCAAGAGGTTACCTTTCGCAGCGTGCTTACCGCTTGAAGCTCGTAAGCTGGGCGGCGCTGTCCGCATTCTGTTTTATCCTCTTGACATTATTTATTATGCCGCGTTTTACTGATTTCGGGAGCGCGCAAAACTGCCGGGATTTTGCGAACTTTCCGTTGCGGTTTTACCGCTTTCAGTCAATCGCGTCGACCTCGCCGGCTCTCATAGCAGCCAGAATCGCGTTGAGCTCATTCGCAAGGAAGCGGTGGCACATACGCAGCTTCATGTCGAGCTCCTTCTTCGTGTATTTGCGGTCAACTGCTTTAAGGTAATCATGCCACGGGGAAAAGTCCGGGTCGAAGAGCATACAATGCGTTTCGTCATAGCAAAGCTCGAATACCTTCTTTACCTCAAAGCATTTACTAAAATGCTCTGCCGACCGGCGAACGGTCCAGTTTGTGGCCTTTACGGCGTCAGCGCACCGCTGTAGAGCGCAGTAGCTATAACAAGCGCGTTGGAAATTCATATAATCGTTACCTCCTTAGGGTTTACTTTCTCGCCTGAACGCGATATAATATATGAACGCTCTTAAGCTCAGCCGGTCTTGCGACCGGCCAAGCTCTCGAGCGGACGAGGTTAGTCGTCAGTTACGTATTCAAGGTACTCGGTGTCTGTCGCGAAGAGCATGTACTCTCCGTTTACCAAGCCCATGAATCCGTAGTCGGTGTGATAGCCGTCCATGATTGACCTCCTTTCTGAGCTCTCGTTGTTCCAGCAACGGGGGCTCTTTTCTTTGTCAAGGTTTTCCCCTTGACAATTATTATTTTACCGTGTTTGGTAAGAAAAGGGAGCGCGCAAAACTGCCGGGATTTTGCGAACTTTCCGTTGCATTTCTACCGCAAATAGTAAAAGGCCGGAGCCGTCCCACGAAGGAACGACTCCGGCCTTATCTCTTAGGCGAGCTGATTTACTTTTTTCTGTACGGCGGCGTAGTCATACCCTGCGGCCTCAAGTCGCTTCTTACGCTCTGCGCCGTTGCCCCACTTGCCTTGCAGGACTTCTCTGGCAAGCTCGTCGACCGATTTACCGGCGCCCTGCTCGGTAGTGATGAAGCCCGAGAAGCCTGCCGCCTGCAGCTTCTTCAACGTGGCCTCCGCATTCGCCTTGACCTTGAAGGCCCCGACCTGAATCTTGTAGAGGTCTCCGACCTTCACCATATAGGTGTCGAAGCCTTTCGCCTTAACCTTAGCCAGCATGGCGTCTGCGTTTGCCTTAGACTTAAAAGCACCCGTCTGGACGCGATACAAGCCCCCAGACGGCTTTTCAGGCGCAGGCTTGATATTTGTACTCCCAAGGCGTTTGTTGACCTCAGAGGCAATCTGGGCGTGCCGTTCGTAGAGGTATGTACCGGGACAGCTCTTATTCGCGTAGTCTCGGTGCACGGTCATGTTGCAGCCGTTCTTGTGATTCACGCGGTCGGCCTTATTTGTGGACCATACAAGCTCCTTGATACCGTTTCGCTTACAAATATCAACGAGCAGGTCGATGAGTGCGGCATAGGCCTTTGCATTGACTGCGTAAGGCTCTTTGGTGTCACTGGCGACCTCAATCGTGATTGCGCGATTGTCGTTCGCCGCGTTCGAGGAGCACCACGAGCGGTCTTTCTCCTCGACGTACATGCCGATACGGCCGTCGTACCCGATACCGTAGTTGCTGGACGCCTGCCGGGAAGTAGGGGCGAACACGTTACCGAGGGTTTCGACCGAGCATTGACCGACCACGCAATGGATAGTTACGGTATCGATTTTGTGGTTACGGGGGCTCGATTTATTCGGCGAGATTTTTGTATAGCTTACGAGCGGGCTGTTACTCATTCTCAATACCTCCTTCTGTCTTAGCGTTCAGGATAGCCACGAACTTAGTAAAGGCCTCCTTGATGTACTTGCAGGCCACGAGCAGCACGGCGCCGATAATAATGAGGTCCGCGAAGAGGTCGGAATACTCCTCGGGAATCGCCCAGCCGACTTGATTTGCGAATAGGGGCAGAGTCGTGATTGCCGTGCAAAGCAGCGTCAGCCCGACCACGAAGGTCAGAATCTTGAGACCGCTCGCAATGAGCTTGTCCTTGTCAAAGGACTCATGCAGAATCTTGATGTTGTACCAGAGCGAAAAGGCAACATTCGCGAGGTACGCGGCGAGGAAGATAAGCATGGCCCAGCCGATGTTGATAAGGTTTTGCAGTACGCTTTCTAACATGGTTTTAGTCCTCCTTTGAATCATTGTATATATCAGGCCCGTACTTCTTACGGAGCTTGATTCGGTTTTCGGCTTTCGCCTTACTGTAGTAGAAGCCGGTCGCGGTAGCGAGCTCGGCGAAGATGGCGGGGATAAGGTACGCAAGCGGCGAAGTGTCGCCGGTTTTCCAAACAATGGCCAAAGTAAAGACCGTTACGACTCCCGTAGCGGTCCCGACAATGGCGATTATGATTTTGGAAAACTCTCGTTTCTTAGCTCTCATCAGGCGGCGAGACCGGCAGCTCTAAGAACTTGTTATGGAGGTCGTCCATAACGCCGTTCACGCCGAGGGAGTGGTACTGCTTCCAGCAGTTCTCGAGGTTTTCCCGGGCGTAGATAGGAGCGAAGCCGCGTTCCTCCCATTTGTTGTAGTCGCTAATCATCTGCGACCTGAGCAAGGCTTGCAGTCCCGCCTTTACCGCAGCCGTGTCCAGAGCGTTCTTCTTGACGAGGGAGTGCAGATACTTGAAGATGGCCGCAATGAGCGCAGGCACGCCCAAAAGGCAGAGCCATTGATAAACCGTCATTCAGTAACCTCCTCCCAGCCGTAGACCCCCGGCTCCCAAACATTATTTGCGGCAGTACTTACCCAGTGCTTGCCGTTGTGCGCAACCTTATCGCCGAGCGCGTAGGCGTCATGCGCGCCGAGGGGCTGAGACCATTCGGGGTACTCGGCCGTAGGGTCTCCGATTTCCTTCCAAAGACTTGCAGTAGCCGGCGGCGTCCAATCTGCTTGCGAGCTGTGCGCTT